TAATTAAAGTATATTGATTTTCTAATGAATGTAAAAAAAAGATTACTAATTAAAGTAATCTTTTATTTTATTAACTAACAGTTCAGAATCTAGATCCATATTTCTGTTCCCATAAAGCTCTTTTATAACACTTAACAGCTAGTTCATTATCTCATCTAGCTTTAGCTCATGCAGCACTTCTAAGAAAAGCTAAAAAGTCTAATTCATCTTTTACTGTTTGTGTAATTATTTCTCAATCTATAATACTATCTTTAATTTCTTTTAATCTATCTGTTTCTTCTGAAGTCATTTCATTTGGGACATTTATTACTTCTATGTAATCAAATTCACTTAGGTCTAATTTTGGCATAATCTTTTAGTTATTAATTAAATAATTTCTTGTGGTCTGTTGTCAGTAAAAATATAATCACTAACTGTAATATCTCAAATCTCAGCTAAAAAAGTATTAGCTTCTGCTTCTGTAATAAATACACAATTAAATTCACTATGTTCAGCTACAAGAGTGTCAATTACTTCTTGTGTTGTATCAGCAGGATATTCAACAACTCAAAGAAATCTAAGTCAAACATTGTATGGTGTTTCTGTAAATGTACTATCAGTAGTTACATTATCAAAAGCTCAATCAGTATTAATATCTATGTATCTGTTTTCACTCACTTTTATTCTGTCCCATAAAATATAATTTTTCATAAGTTTTTAATTAAGTTGTAAAATTATCGTATGATAATCAAGGTCAAGAATTGTAAAGAGCTGTAATTTTAGTTTGATTTAATGCTATGTTCCAAAATCAAACTTCGTCCATTTTTCAATCCATTGTATTACTAGAAAGCCCTATTGTTTTTTCATTAGTTGTAACTCCTCCTGAAAATCAACCTGTATAACTATCTTCTAAAATTCAATTAATGTATAATTTTTTAGCAGTTCAATCTCTTGTATAAACTATATGTTGCCAACTTCAAGTTGATAATGTATATTGTAAAAATCAACTATCTCAACTTGTAATTCAATTTCAAGTTTGACACTTTATTGTTCAATCATTAGCACTTGCTTGTATATAAAAATTTCTATAACTCATAGTCCAATCAGTTATTAAGGTATCATATCAAGTAAGTGTATCAGGATTAAACCATATACTTACTGTTAAATATGAACCCCAACCAATATCTCAAGTTCAAAAACTTATATAATCATTAACTCAATCAAAGTCATATCCTCAATTTATTTTTCAAGAAGCAGTATAAGTAGCACCATTTATTGTTCAGTCATTACTTCAATGTTCGTCAGGAAAACTACCGTTTGTGTCAGCTTTGTAATAACTAATTAAATTAGTTAATAATCAATTACTAGGGATCACTGGAGCTTCTCCAAAAACAGCTGTTTCTCACAAATAAGCTAAATTAATTGCTCAACTACCTAATTTAACACCTCATATTTCTGTACTTCATAAGTAAATACTCATATTATTTTAGTTATTAAGTATTGTTTTTATTTCATTTAGTTTTGATTTACTTTCTATAATCCAAGGATTAGTTAATAATTCAGGATTATTTATAGCTAGTAAGTCTACAATTATATCTAAAGTTCATGCAGCATAATGTTTATTATAAAAATTTTTATAATTTATTCAATTATTTTCACATAATGTTATTAATGGAATTCAATTATATTTTATAGTATTTCTTTTATTTCTAGCTTGTTCTTTTAATGTTGCCCATACACAATTCTTTTTATTATAATTTCAATTAACTTCTATTCTTTCAATAGTTGTATCTCAATTATTTTCTTTAAAATGTTTTTTGTAAATTTTTCACATATCATTATTAAAATCTTCAACATTATCCCATTCACATTTTATTCATCTAGCTCAATAATTTTTATAATCTTTGTTGTTTTTATTATTACACCTTTGTTTTATATGATTAAATGTATTATATATTTTTGTATAAGATAATTTATGTTTAGTATTTGTCCCTTTTAAAAGCAAACATCAACAACTTTTTATTCCTCAATTTCTAAGATGTCCTAATTTTATTATTTTAATATTTCAACACTCACATTGACACTTAAAACATCTTCTTTTATGTCACTTAGGAGAGGTATATCAACATACTTCCTTTATAATAGTTAACATTCAATATTTATCTCATTTATTTACTTCAATTTTTTTAGTCATAATTTTATAGTTAGATTATAAATTAGGAGCTAAGTAAATCTAACTTACTTAGCATTTTATAAGGAGCAACCCTTAACCTATATATATTATACTACTTTTCAGTAGAAAGTATAACTTTTATTTTACTAAATACATCTTTAGCTTTTATTATAGTAGGATTAACTAAAATCTCAGGATTATTAATAGCTATAATATCTATAGTTACTTCTAAAGAATGGGCTAACAAATTTAATTCATCACTAAGTGAAGCAATCTTATCTATAGCTTCTTTTTTTTGTTGTTTAATATCTCATACTTGTCTTATTAACTCATTTGTAGGTTCAGTATTACTATCACATATAATAGCACTCATACTAACTCAGTTATATTCTTTTAATATCCAATTAGTTCAATCATTATGTATTTGCATAATAGTGTAGTTAAAAATTATTATCTTTTATAATTAAAAGATGTTACATTTAATGTATTTGTAGAAGCAGTGGAATTATTACTTGTTCAAAACAAAGCTTGTTGTTGTCCTGTTGCTATTGGAACATTAGTAGTTAGATTTGTAGCAGATGATAATGATCCTCAATTTTTTCTCCAATAATAATCTACACTTGCTGTTCAGTTTACTTTAAATATTAAATCTAAAACATCCCCTGCGACTACAGTAGTTAATGCAGAAGTAGCTGATTCTCCTGTTCAAGTAATTCACTGTGTACCATATACTGATGTAGTTCCTGAAGATTCTATAATTTTAAATCAAATATGGTCATTTATATATGTTATTCCTGTTCAAGATACAGCCATATATCAAATTCAAACAGCCGACTCTCAATTAGTTCATATTGCTGAAGTTCTTAAAGAAAAAGAAGCTGTAGGAGAACCTCAAAAAATATTAATACCTGAAAGTGTAATAAGATTAGTATTTCCAAATCCACCTGCACTTGAACCTGAAGATACACCTAATCATCAAGGATTAGAAGAAAAAGCTGTACTACCTCATCATCAAGAAGAATTTTGAAATCTAGCAGCTGTTTCAAATGTTGTTCAAATACTCATTGTAGGAGAACTTCCTCATGTAACTGCATCTGTTATATCATAATGAGTATTAGGATCAGGTGTTATAGCTGCAAATCAAGCAGTTGTAATACCTATTATGTTAGTTATTTGTGTAGCCCCTGTGATTCATGTTATATCACTATTAACTTTAAATTTATAAGCTAATCATGTTGCTTCTCAACTATCTGCAACTATTGAATAATCATCTGTTCAAACAGACAATCTAGCATCAGCTGTTGTATATGTGTATATATCTCATTTAGTTGTTAATGGACTTACTCATCAAGCATTATCATCTACATATTTTTTTGTTGCTGCTTGTAAATCAGTTGTAGGAGCTGGGACTATAGGAGAAGCAGAAAATGTCTTAACTCAAGCAACTGTTTGTGCTGTTGTTTTATCTACATAATCTCAAGATATTCAACTAACTATACTTGTTAATGTTCATAAATCTCAATCTACTTCATCAATAGCAGTTTTTACATTTGTAGCTGTTAATCAACTTATTGTATTATCATAACTAATTATCTCAGCAGGGTGTCAATTTGTAGTTGTATCTGTTAAATCAGAATGAAGATTAGTTACTCAACTTGTTCATCAAGTTCAGTTAATATCTGTTGTTCTCCAATCTACATATGTATCTCAATCACTTGTTAGTTCTAATTCTCAGTTTTGGTCTAATATTACAGTTCATATAAATACAAACTCTGGACTTGGTAATCAATCTAATATTAAATTATTTATTTCTTCTAATGCTCAAGCTCTAGCTTGGTTTCTTGTTCAATATGGATTTTGTCCCAAAACTTTAACTATTGGTTCTAGTGTATCATTCGTTGCAAGGAAGTGAATTAATGTAAAATCATTATTTGGTATTTCATCTAAACTCCACACTCAAGCTGTATCTAAGTTATAATAAGGGTTTCAACCTCCTCATAGATAAGCTAAATTTAAGTCGGCTGGTTGTTTAGTCCATTCAGTTCAAACTAAATACCAAAAAGGTGCATTAGTTTGTGCTGGTAAATTAAGTGTTATATCTTCATCCATTAATATTCAACTTGAAGTAGAAGTATAAACTAAGCTATTATTAGCTAATCAATTAATTCATAATCAACTTACATATTGAGTTCATCTAGTTATATGATTATATAAATGAGTTTGTGTATCCATACTTCTTCAATGTCTTTCTTCTCAGAATAATATTATTTCTGAAGTTGTAGCATTCCAATATATAACTGAAATAAATGCACAAGTGTAAAAAGCTCAAAGTATATCTGTTACTGAAGATAAGTTACCACTTGAATCAAAACAAATCATTCTTTCTCCTGTAGTATCTGCAAAGTTTATTTGTTCTAATCCTGTTTTTACAAACTCTGTATTATTAACCATAAAACTATACTCTGTTTCTCAGTTTTCAGGATAAATAGCAAATCATCTAGCACTTGCTGGAGTTTGATATGCTGTTCAATTAGCAAAGTTTCAAGAAGAATTAGTAAATAACACTCAACTACTATCTCTACCAACTATATTAGTTCAATCTTCTGATATTTCTATTCTTCAATTTGTTACTAGATTAAATCTATCAAATCAAGTCTTATCATCAACCTTTACTTCATTTATTGTCTTCCCTCAATCTTTTATTAGTTTACCTGTAGTTGAGTCATAAGTTGCTATATTATTATCTTCTGCTGAAGTAGGTCAGACAACTAAATCACTTAAATTTTGTATTGATGGAACTCTAACTGCTAACACTCAATTAACTGCATGTGCATATAATACGAATGCAACTGGTATTTCTATATTTGGAGAAGAAGGAGCTACATTAGTTAAGTTTCAAGCTATAGTTGGACTTGCATATAAAATATCTCAATCATTCCAAGTTTCACTTACTGTAGTTCAAGAAGTATCTATAGTATTAATCTTTCAAAAATGAGTTATAAATCCATCTGCACTATTTGCTATATTTTCTGTAACTATACCTAATGTAAACATTCAAGGTATACTTCAGTCTGCTATATATGGAGCTATTGTCATTTTACCACTTGATCATAAAGTTCAAGAAGCATATACTATAGTCCCATTATCTATTTGGCTTCAAGTATTATTTCTACCATACCAATATTGCTCTTGTCATATTTGTTGTGTTACATTTGCTGTATGTACTAAATCCATTGTTTGTTCATTAGTATTCCAAGACATACTTCAAATATTTGTAGGTGCTACTGATGGCGTTAAATCAACACTTAATCATCAAATGTTACCTAAATTTCAATTATCATCTTGTGTAACTGTTCAATCTTGTATTAATTTACCTGTAGTTGTATCAAATCTTACTAAAGCATTATCTGTAGCAGAAGCTGGTCAAACAACATTAGCAGCCCCTCAACCACTTCAATTAGAAGCACTTGTTATTCTACCTTTACTGTCTACTGTAATATCAGTATTTGTATAACTTCAAGCTGCAACTGTTGTTGTTTTTAAATCAGCCTTAATATCTTGTCATGTAAGAGTTAAATCTATTTCAGCAGTATCCGTAACAGTTATATCTCATGTATTTGTTCATGATAAATTAGATACTTTTGTTTGTTCAGCATCAGTATAATTATTGTCTGATAATTCTTTTCAAACAACTTTATCCACTTTTAAGGCAAGTTCTGCTGTAGTGTCAGCTGGAAGGTTAGAAATGGCTTCTCAATCAATAAGTCTGTTAGATCCGATAGTTCTTTCACTCATAGTTTTTAATAATTAAATATTATATATTTTTATTGTAAGGATTTTAAATAGTTTTGCAAAGTTAAAAAGTAGAGTTTTGAAGTTCTACTTTTTTAGCACTTTAATCTTCTTAAAATCATCTAAAGGATTACCATTCTCTTTTATAAATTGTTTAATCAACTCTCTTCTAGTTCAACTATTCTTAACATTTTGTAATCAAGTTAGTAATTTATCATAAACTCAAGATTCAAGTTTAAGTTTTAATTTCTTAATATCACTTAATTCTCTTCAAGCTCAAGATAAATCTAATAAATCATCTACAGCACTTTCACTTAATCAAGTGTCTTTAGTTATTATTTGTTTACTTCTTGCTATATCTTCAGTTAAATCAGGAGCTTTCTTTTTTAATTCAGTATCTGCAAGTCTTTTCTCAACATTTCTTGCCTCTACTTCTCAAGCATTTCTTTTATATCATTCACTTCATGCTGCTTTTAAATTTGTACCACTAGCAAATCATTCAGTTTTTTGAATATTATGTTGAAGTTCATGTAATAAAGTTGCTTTTTCTTTATCAGTAAGTTTATAAACATTTTTCATTGTTCAATCATATACTCACTCTAAATTCTTAGGTACATTAGGAGCTGAGTTTCTTGTTGAATATTTTTGTATAAGTTTATTCTTCCAAAGTAATGAATCAATTTTTAATTTATCAGTATTAAATGTAATTATATTAGTACCTGGATCAAACTTAGCAGTTGCTCAAGATTTAATTTCTTTAAATACAACTTTAGTATCTTTTAAAATAGGATATTGTTCAAATAATTGTTTATGGTCTAATACTTCTGTTAACTTTAATCATTTATCTCATTCTATAGTCATAGTTCATTTAATCTTAGCTAAACTATCATCTATTTCAAACTTCCATTTTCAATCTTTTCATTTATTCCAACCTGTTTTTTCCCATATCTCTTGACTTGTTTTTCAAGCACTTTTCATATTCTTAGCTCTTTCTAAAGTTGTTACAGGAGCTTTTAATGCTCATTCTCAACCAAGTAACTTAGCTTTTACTCATGGAATATTATCAGATAATTCTTCAAATAAATCTCAAAGTTTATCTTTTAGTTTTTCTCAATACTTCCTTACATATTTTTCTACTATTTTATAAGCTTGTTTTGTGTATTCTTTAGCAACTCACAAGTTTTTTACAATATTGTTAGATACTTGTTTAATTTGAGCAGGTGTTTTAATCTTAGATCATAGCTTAATTATTTCATCTGCTATTTTTTCAAGTGCTTTAGTTTCAACAAAAGCTTTTTTGTTTATTGTGTTTGTAGACTTAACTAAATCATCTGTAAAATTCTTTGTAAGTGATTCTTTAATATTTGGAATCATTTCATCAAATACTTCTTTTTTCCAGTATCATGCTCTATCATAAAAAGCTTTACTTCATTTATTTACTGATACGTATTGTTCTATCATTCTAGCTGTGATTTCTTTATCACTTGCCCAATATTTTCTTCCTCTATATCAATCTTTTACTTCATTAAAAGATATTTTACCTTTATTAATAAGGCTTTTGTTAAATAATTTATTATCTATCATATAATCAAGAGAGTGTCCTATTTCATGAGCTAATGTAGGATTAATCTTTTTTATAACCATTTTTCAATCTGCTCATTTAAATTTAATTTCTTCTACTCCTCCTATAGATATACTATTCCCATTTTTAGTTTGTCTATATAATCCTGCTGTGTTTTTCATAAGAAAAGGATTTTTTCAGCTTAAATGTGATATAACCACTCTTTTATCTGTATATAATTTATTGATGTCAATTCAAGTTGCATCTGTAAAATCAGTTATTCATTCAACTACTTCATCAATTTGCTCTTTTAATATCTCTTTCCCATCTTGCCTTTTCATTCATACAGATATTCTATCATCAAACTTAATTCTTGAATCATCTACTCAAAATGATGTAGAAACTCCTTTTTCAAACCTCTCTCTATTATTAACAGCAGTTTTAAAAGACTTATCATAGTTCAATACCTCATCAGGATATTTATATCATTTACTAATGTCTTTTTTAATCTTTGAAATATATACTTTTTTAATTGCATCATCTCACATAGATTTAATATTTTCAATTCATGGTGCTATTTTTGTATAATCTCTACCTAAAATTTCTTTTAATTTAAGTTTAATCTCTAGTTTTTTAAAGTAGTCTACATTTTCATTTACATATCTTTCAACATTTCTTTTCCTAATTCATTCATATTTTCAGTCTTTTAATCCTTGTTTATAAGTATTGTATTCATCAAAACTCTTTTTACTTCATCCTCTTATATCTGTTTTATTTCCTCTATAATCAGGTTTAATATCATCCCATGCTTTAATTAGCTCATCATATTCAGATTTAATCCCTTTTATTCATGCTTCAGGCGTTAATTGTTGGTGTGCAACCAAATCAGGAGCTATTCTTTTAGCTCATACTTTTTTAGCTTCATCAGCCATAGAACTTCACTTAGGTAAAGTTTCAAAAGCTTCTGTAGTTTTAGATTCTACTTTCTTTCAAGGCACTTTTATTTTTGTTTCCATTTTTTGTGTTTTAGGAGTTAATGTATTAACATTATCTCACACTTTTTTTTTGCTGTCAATTTTTGAAGTCTTTTTTGGGGTTTTAATTACTTTTTCAGGCATATCTTTTATTGCTCTGTCTAAATATTCTAACTCGCTATATAATGAATCTTTATATCTATGACCTGTTTCATAAGTAGCTTCTCATAATTTAGTTTCTTTTCATACTGAAATAAATCATTCTCAATCTCTTTTTACAACTTTTACATACACTCATCATTTTGAATAAATAGTTGTAAAATCATTAGGGGTTTCTTTTTTGTATCAATTGTATTTTAAGTATTTTTCCATACTTCAATCATCAGTATATTTACCTTTGAATTCATCAGGAATAATTCTTCATTGTTCAGTTACTCATTCTTTTCTTATTTTATCACTTTGTGCTTGGATTTTTTCTCATCATTTTGTTACCTTCTTTGATTTTTGTTCTACAGTTTTTTCCACACCCTTTTCTTCGCTTACCTTAGCCATTTCTTTTTCAGATTTTTTTTCCACTTTTTTAGTAGGCTCTTTTTTGGTTTTTGGAGTAGGTTTTTTCGGAACTTTAATAGGTGTTTTTGTTGTACCTATTTTAGTTTTTTCTAAACCTTTTTTACTTTCTTGAATTATAGCTTTTTCAGCTGTTTGTGGGGTTATTACTGGTTCTTTCTTTCAAACTGGTAATGCTTTTTGAGGTTCTTTTGGTTTTATTATTTCTTTTGGTTTTAAAGTTACATCAATATCCTCTTTTCAAGTCATCTTTTGAATTTTACTTCAAAGTGTAGCTTTTTTAGGTCAATGTAATTTAAATAATTCTTTAACTATATTATTAGGATTTTCTTTTCTTTTCTTTAATGCAGAGAAAGTTTTTCATAAAGCTCATTTAGCAAATTGTGATACATCTCATGTCATACCTCAAATAATCATTTCAGGCAAAGTAAAAATATCAGTTAATCATGTTAATCAACCTTTAGTATTTCTTGTAAATACTCACATTCTTCTAGCTAAATCTTTTTCTACAGTTCTTAAAGCTCAATATTCTTTCATTAAAGCTTTATTAGTTTTTCATAATACTGCTTCAATATTATTATCAAATAAGTTTCACATAGCTCTAGCAACAATACTATCTGCTAATAATTGTTCTTTATCTGTAGTCATTAATTCTGACCATTTATTTGCAGGTACTTTTTGTCCTTGTTTTGTCTTTATAAATAATAAATCCTCTTGTGATAATTTATTAGTGTTTGTAAATTGTTCTATATATTCATCAAGCTTTTTTTCTAATTTAGGATAAGCTTTCATTGTTAATTGTCATTCTTTTGTTGCTTTCCAATCAAATACTGTATCAGCTATTTCTTGCTCTTTTGTTGATTTAGTAACATAATCTTGATTTTTTTCTACAGTTTTCCATACATCTTTTTTACTATCTCATACTTTATTTAAAGCATCCATTCAATCTGAAGGTATACCTTTCCTTGTTGCAGCTGATTCAATTCATTCTCTAATTTTACTATTATATACAGCTATTTTAGGAGCAGTATCTTTTCAAACTATAGAAGGTCTTAATCATCTTGATATTAAATCATCTGATTTAGCTATATCAACTCATTTTTGTATTACTGGTTTTTTAGTAATAATAGGAGTTACAATAGGTTCTTGTCATACAACTCATCTAAATTCTTGTCATCAAGTTTCAATTCTTTCTTTTAAAATTTTTCATGTATCTTTAAGTTTTTTTATTGGTCAAGTATTTCAACTAATTATTTTAGGAGCTTGATATTGTAAAGGTTTAGGTGCGATTATTCATGATGGTATAGTAGGTTTAACAATAGGAGCTACTGGAGGAGTTACAACTTGTTTAGCTGTTTGTTCAATTATTTCTTTTCAAACTTGTTTAGCAGGTTGCTTTAATAAACTAATACCCCATAAATCAGCAAAAAATTCTAATCATTTCATAGTTGCTCTTTGATTTCTTGCTTTACCTGGATCAGTTTCTTTTAATTCTTCATACTCTGAACTTATTTTTTGATAAGCTTCTCAAACCTTTTCTCATACTTTTGTATCAGCTACTTTTCAAACTAAAGCTTTTAACTCTTCTTCTGTTGATTCAGGTGTTAATACATCCATAGTAGACATAAACAACTCTCTAAGAGGTGTTAATGCCACATCTCAACTCTCTAATAACATTTGCATTCAAGTATCAAAAGCTCCTTGTTCTCATTTTCTTAATCATTCAGCACTTGCTTTATATCATTCTATATTTCATTTAATTTGTTCAGCCATTCTAGGTAAGATTTGTTCTTCCTCTAAAGGCTTTGATAATCAACCTATAACTTCTTCTCAAACTCATTTTAAATATGAAGGAGCTTTTTTTACAGCCTCAAAAGCTTGTCATACAGGATGTTTTTTTAGAACTTTTGATATAAATCATTCCTCTTTTGGTTGCTCTAATCCTTTTTCTAAACTAGAAATACCTGTAGCAAAAGTTTGTGGTTCTTGTACAGGTGTTTGTTCTATAGTATCAAATAATCAATCATTAACTGCTTGTTTATAGGCAACATTTATTTCATCTCTTGATTTATTTAAGTCTTTACCTCTTTGTATAAAAGATTGTACTTTAGTTTCATTTAACATTTTTAGTAGTATTTATCAAATAAATCATCACTTGTAGGTTCTTTAGTTTCTACTCAAAAGTAAGAATCAAATTCATTATCCCCTCCATTTACTTGTCTTCATGTTCACAAAGCAGCTCATATTGCAGCTCCTTTACTTCATAAGGTTTGTGTATTTGATATATCTACAGGTGCTTTTCAAGTATATTTTTCTAGTCTAGCTACATTATTTCTAATTTCTTCATTATTTATTTCAGGTAATCAAGCATTTTTTCTTGCTATATTATAATCCCTTGTCATTTTTTTCATAATAACATCTATTTTTCAAAATGCTTTTTCTGGATTATCTCTTATTGAAGGAATAACATTATCTAAAAATTTACTTTCTGATTCAGTAACAGCTGTACCTGATATTTTATTTCTGTATTCAGCTACATATAATGCTAAGTTTCATAACATTTCTTGAAAATCTGAATCTCATGTAATATATGTATTTACCATTTCTGATTTCCATCCTTCAATAGGTCAGAATCTATCTTCATATTTTTCTAATCATTCTGTCATTTTATCATAAGTTCCCATATATCATTGTACTTCTGTTACAGGATTTTCATCTCATTTTCTTTTAAATCTTGCATCTTCAATAATATTCATAGCACCTTGATAATTACCATTATTTATTTGTTCTGAAACTTCTCATGGTAAATCTGTATTTACTCAATAAGTATACTTTTTAAATTTATCTAAAGCAGTACCCATTTTAGTATCTCACTCATTTGTATCGTATAAATAATATCATGCGAATCTATCTATTATTCATTGATCATCGTATCAAGCTTCTCTTAAATCTACAAAATCTTCATAAAAACTTTGTCTTTCCTCCTCACTTGTTTGTTTACCCGATATAGCAAATAACATTTTCTTTAATTTAACCCTATCTTCTACTGATAAATCAATAGTTTCTTTCCATTTATTATACTGGTCTTTAGCTCATTGTAAATCTGTTCATAACATCTCTGATAAATCATCAAACTTTCATTTATTTCAAAGATTTTTAAATAATGATACTTGTGAATCAGTAAATCATTCATCAATTCCCCTAAACTCATAATGTCCATAATCTCATCTAGCTATTGTTTCTTCAGGTCTAAAGAATCAATTTTTATTCATTTCAGCATCAATTCATTCAAAATATTTAACTTTATCCTCTCATTCAGGTAAAACTACATCAACAGCATTTCATTCCATGTGTGGAGAATTAGTTGTCCATGTTACTATATTTTCTTCAGGTTGTGCATAACTTGCATCAATTCAAGCAGCAGTTAATTCTTCTGCTGTTCTCCCTTGTCCATATAAAGCATATTGATCCTCTTGTGTTCTATATAAATTAGATATATCAAATTGTATATCTGAGTTTGTATCCATTATAGCATTTATTCAGTCTACAAGTCATTTAGTAGCTGTTATTTGAGTTCAATCATTTAATGTATATGTATCTAGTTTAGCTTGTTCAGCTGATATATTAGTTGCTTCTTCTTTTGGTACATTTTCTCATGTAATAGCACTTTTAAACTCTCATGTTCTTTGATTATATAAAAAGTTATCATCATATTTAGCCCAGTCTTGATAAGTTTTTCAATCAGCAACAGTAGTTTGTGTAAATCTTTCATCTGTTCTCATTTCAGCTACAACTTGAGCTGGAGTATTTCACTCTGAAAGTAATGTATTAACCTTAGCTATATCATCTGTTGTTAAATTAGCAGTTTTACCTAATACAGTTTGAATTGAATTAGTCATGATATTCTTTAAATCAGTTAATTTAGCTTGTGATAATGTTCAAGCTGTAACTTCATTAGCAAGAGTAGTTAAATTAGTGTTTTGTAATAATTCAGCATCATTTGCTAAATATTCGTTAAATCTAACATTTAATTTACCGTTTACTAATTCTTGTTCTTTATCATATAAATCAATAGCAGCATTAGTTCTGATTTGTTCATTTCTTAATAATTGTTGAAATTGTCAAACAGCAGCCATATCCATGCTTTGATATTCTTTTGCTATATCATTTAAAGCTTCAGTTAAAGCTTCACTTCAAGCTCAATATTTATCAGTTAATCCACTTAATTGTAGACCAGCATTATATTTAATGTCTTTTATTTGACTATTAAATTCATCAGTAGCTCTTTGAACTCATTTATTATAATCTTCTGTTAATCTTTCTAAATTAGTTGTATCTGTACCCTCATATCTCTCTAAAGAAGTACTTAATTTATTTATTATTTTTTGTCCATCATCTTTAATATTTTTAATACCTTGTGCATATCATGAACTTCTTAATCATCCTGTCCAAGCTCATTGAGCTGTTGCAAATTGTACATTTCTGTCAATATTTTCTTGTACTCAATCAATAGCTAATTCAGTATCATCTTTCATGTTTTGAAGATTTGTTTTCATATCTTCTTTAGTCCTTCTGAAATTAGTATCAGCATCTGCCATTCATTGATCAAACTTTGTTGTTCAAGTATTCTTTTTTCATTCCTCACTTAAAATAAGATTATCTTCAAAAATTGTTCAAGAATCTTTTATATTATTAATATCTACTCAAAATCTATCTGCTAAAGTTTGATTTTGTTCATCTGTTAATTCAGATGTTCAGAACTCTTTGTATAATTCTATTTTTGCATCTCTTACTGAATTATATAAATCATTTACTTTATTATAATTTGTATAATTTCATCTATTTTTTTCATAATTAGATGCTCCTCTTTCAAATTCCTTTAATTTAGTATCTACTGCTTTTCATTCTTCTTTTTCTATTCTAGCTCTTTCATCTCTTAATTTATTATCCATTTCCCATTTAGCATATTCTTCTTGGAAAGTTCATTGTGAATCTACATCAAAATCTTGATTTGTGTCTACTTTTCAAGTAGTTCAAGTAGTATCTTGTCATGGTATCTTAATTTTACCTCAAACAGTTGATTTAGGTGTATATTGATTAACATCAGGTATTTTTACTTGTGGCTCTTCATATCATTTAGCATCTATTTGTTCTCATCATGAAAGACCTGTATCTTGTACAGGGTCTTTTGGTAATAATCAAGCATTTCATATAGCTCATTTTGTTCTTTCAAGTCAAAACTTCTCTATAGACTGTTTTACTTTGTTTGGATCTAAATCTTTATAATTCTTTATTGCCATAATAGTTTAATTAAAATTTATTATTAATATCAGAGTAATTAGTTACAGTAGCCATAGTTCATAATATATCTAAGATAAAATCTTGAGTTGTGCTATCACTTTCTATCTTTATTTTTATTCTCTTTCACATTCTATAAATCCTTCCTGCATCAGCTGTTTTTTCAAAAGGTGTTAATGTTGAAACATAATCTCCTCCTGGATCAGTTCATGCTGTTACCGTATCTGTAAAGACTTGTGTTCCATCTATATATACAGTATATGTTAAAGTTGTTAAATATCAACATCAACCTGCTGTAAAAAATCAATTAAACATTTTTTCTAATACAGTACCTAAATTCATATCTTGTGTTTGAATTTCAAAAGGAATTGCAACTCAGTTATCATTATATCCTATATCATCTTTATATATACTTGTATCTACATCTGATAATCCATAATAATCTAATCAGTCTTCTACTACAAAATTATAATATTTATTTGTATCTACACTAAATGTATCATTAGTTATATCATAAATTATTGTAATATCATTTATTGTTGAATCTTTTGTTCTTAAATGAAATTGTATTGTTTCATCTTTCTTGTTATATATTGCAAAAGCATTAGGTTGATTATCATCTACTGTAGCTATTAATTCTTTAACTCATATAACTGGTCTTGAGCTTAATGTTCATACAGAAGCACTAGCAGTCCCTTGTATATAATTAACTGTTTGAATTTGTAATGATTTAGTTACATAGAATATTTTATCTCAACTACTAGCTATACAATGATTATTTACTGGCTCTCAACTCTTTCATAAAGGAGCTGATATAAATGTTGCACTTCAAGCTACATTTTGTAAAGCATTAGCACCTAAAAATTCTACTTTTTTTTCTGTAAATATATATAATCAATTCATTGTTCATTCTAAACCTACTATTGTATCATCATAAACTATATTTTGACTACCAGCTCATGTAAAATCATAAGCATATTCAGGATTAGCTGCTGTTATAGGTCTTGATATATATAAACTACCTGTAGTTCATGAAATTGTATATAAAGCATCTAAATTAAACTGTATATCTCAATGTACTGCATAAGCAGCAGTTGTTTCATACATAACAAAATATACATCTCTGTCATAAGGAAATATAGTTGTCCAACTTGTTCATGTTCATTGAGTTCTTGTTAATTCTCATCCTGAATACATTGGTCTACCTGAATTTGAAACATTAGTATGTACATTATAAAAATTTACATTATTAAATGTTCAGTCTTTTTCAAATAATATATAATAAGCTTCACTTGTAGTTAATGTCAAACTTCATGTAAGAGCTACTGATAATTTAGTTATACTACTTCATATAGAAGTATCAGCTATTGTAGCTTCACTTGTAATTAAAACATCATCTGAAGTTCTGTATATTCATACTTTTACATCTGCTGTAGGACTATTTACTTTACTTAAATAAAAATCTAAATTAGGATTTGTTACTGTTGCATCTATAGTGAAAGTTTGTCTAACTTTTCTATTACTATCTGATAATGTACCAAAATCTGTTGTAGACCATGGGTCTTCTCAAGATAAATAATCTATAATTATATCATCTTGATAAAAACTATTTTCTCAACCTGTATATACATCTGTTTCACTTCATTTTAAAGCATAATAGTTTGTGTCATCTAAACTTGAACTTCTTGAAAGCTTTATATAATATGCTTCAGCCGTTGTTAATGGTAAAGCTCATGTTAAACTAACTGTTGTAGACACAGCAGAAGTTGTTAAACTTGTTCATGCCACTGTTCATACATTTGTGATTAAAGCATCATCTGAAGTTCTATAAATAGCTACATTTAAGTTATCTGTAGGACTTCATTCTTTATATAATTCTAAAGTTACTTCAGGATTATCAATTGCATCACTTAAAGTAATACTTTGTTTTAAATATTGTCCATAAGCACTTCCTGCAATATCATTTCAAATATAAAAATCATCAGGTCATTGATTTTGGTCTATACTAAAAGTTAATCCACTTCATCAAACAAGAAAAGAATACCCTCTTGTATACTCAATAATTCAAGTATTAGCATCAGGTACTGTTGTCGGTGTAGTTTCTAATCATGTTCAATTAAAAACCTCTAAATCTTGCTTATTACTTACTATAATAGCAAAATCTTTGTATACTAAAATATCAACTCTTTGATTATATGGTAAAGTTGCTCTTTCAGTTTGAACTCATGAATCTTTATTTACTTCATAAATCTTACTATTTGCTACTTGGTATAATTTACCTTGCATTATAAAACCTCATTTATTATTAGTTCATAATGTACTTGAAGTTAATTCCTCAAAACCTCTTCTAGCTCATAAACCTCAATCGTATATTCTCACATTATTTGCCACAGTTAAATATTCTGTAGGTATTTTATTGATTGATTTACTAGCTACAAGCAGTTTTTGTCAGAATTTATCTATAGGAATTGTATTTGGCATTTTTTATTATCTTACTGATTTAAAACCATAACTTTTAGCTCTTAAACTTTGTTTTATAATATTTATTTCATTAGTGTAATACTGATAAAAGCTTTGTAGTGTTGTAAATCATATCATTAATTGTTGTTCACTATTTGGGATTCATTTACCATATCATAACTTTCAACTTAATATATTTGCTACTACACTTAATCAATACATATCAGGAATAGGAAAAGTTGTTGCATCATCTGTAATATTTGTATGTTTTTTAATATATTCTATTTCTACAACTTCTGTATCATCTAATCAAACTACTTTTATATAAGTATTAGTTCATTCTTTAAGTATTTGGTAATATTTATCAAAACTTGTTGTATTATCCAATTCTAACTCTACTTTTGTATTATCTGTACTCTTTACTATAAATTCAACTTTAGTAGGCTTATCCATTGCTTCAGGCATTAAATATAATGGTAAAACTCTATCTGCTGCTAAATGATTTATTGTTTGTCATGAAATTCACTCTATTTGTGTATCTGTTTTTGAAGTATATGTAATAATATCTCAACCAATTAATACTACTCAAGCATCTAATAATCATACTGTAGACATTTCAGCTACTGTATCTCACATAGTTAATGCAGCTGTTAATATTGTAGATTCAATATATCTAAATCTTGTGAATCAATCTATAAAATTTAATGCTCCTGCTCTATATATTTTTTGTGTTAATGGATTTTGAACTCTACCTCTGTAAATATCAGAAACTAAACTATTCATTTCAGCATCTAAAATACTATTACTAAAAACAGTTGAACTTGAAGTTTGTCATAAATTTACCCATATTTGCTCTTTTACATCTCCCCATATTAAATCTGTTTGTGGATTAACTGGAGCTGTTGAATCTTCATAATCTACATATAAACTAACAGTTGGAGCATCTGTTAATGTGATTTGATTTCATAAAACAGTGAAAGAAACATATATTGCACCATCCATAAAAATATCATCAATATAATCAGGTGTATTTAATAATGTGAAAACCTTATTTACTCAATCTATAGTTCAAGTTGGTATTTCTTTGCTAATAAAACTCATATTTTTATAATTAATAAGTATTTAATATTAGTATATACTTTTTAATAAAAAAAACAAACATAAAATTTATGCTTGTTTAATCTTTTCTCTTAATGTTTCAGCTTTTGACATTGGATGAGCTTTTTTTCAAAATACTTCTAAATGTTTTGCTCTTAATTCTTCTAATTCTGATTCTTCATCTGATTCTGTAAAGTTATCAGGGTTAATTTCTTCTTTAATAGGTGTTTCAACAGGAGTTTGTGTTTTAAAACAAGTATTTCTGTATTTATTAGCCTTTTCTATAGATTGCTTAGCAAGTGTAGTAAAAGTTTCGAAACTAAATTTATCATTCATAATAGTTTAATTATTTGTTAATATGTTTATTGTAATGTTTTTTGAGGATTAATCAAATATTCTTCTCTTAACTTTTTTAGAAAAAATATCTGACCACTTCAATTTATATAAGTTGTATTAGTTAATATATCTCATTTTACTGATTTTACAACTCTTTCTGATACAGAAAAATACTTTAAGCTATGTTGAAAAGGTTCGTTATTCTTCATTAAATAGCCATTTTTTCTAAACCATTTATATAATTTATTCTGTCATATATTAATTCACTCATCTCATAATAATTTACAAAACTCTCTAACTAGTATTGATTCACTTGTTTGTGCAATAGTATTTGCAAAACTTACTAAAGGTCTATCTTCTTCTATTTTTTCTTCTAATATTAGATTCTTTTCTTTTTCTTTTATTATTTCTGTTTCTAAAAACTTAATTGATTCTAAAACTAAAGACATTCATGTTTTAGGTTTTTCTAATTCTAACCATCTATCAATAATTGATTCTCTTAATTTTGCATTATATCAACTCACTAAAGTTAGAGTTAGTTTTTTAGGAAGTTTATATCTCTTCATTTCTCCAGTTTGGCTTTGTTCTGCGAAGTAATATTTTACTTGGCTTTCTGCTCCCATTTCTAAATCATTAAACATCTTTTCAATATCCTTTAAAACATTACTATGTTCTTTTCAAGTAAGTATAGATATTTCTAAACTTGTCATTGTTAAGTTTTCAGTTGCTCCAACTAGTAAATCTGTCATAATTATCTTAATTAAAAAAACAATAACCGACCAGAGTTATTGTTTAAATATAAAGCATAAATACTTTTTCTGGTCGTTAAAAATATTTATACATGTATTATAATAATTTAAATTTTAAAGTCAAAAAAAAGACTATGGGAAAATTATGGGAACAAAAAAAAGACTAGAAATTAATCTAATCTTTAATTTTGAATAACTATTAGGCTATTCATGTACCACCTGTAACACAAAATTCAGCATCATAGGCACCCACTCAGATTATAGCTCTTATAGAAGTGCTCATAACATCAGTTTCATCATTCTCAAAAGTTTTTACTCTCGCAGAATAAAGTGAAGCTGATCTAAATGCCTTCATATCTCTTACAGCTTTAGGATTAGTTACAAAGAACATAGAATCAGTACCAATAGTATTTCCATCAGTATCTGTATCTCCTAGTAAATCTAATACTACAACTTCAACAAGATTGTTTTTGAAAGAAAAAGTATTCTTTTTAGCAGAGTTATTACCTGTTCCAGCTTTATCTGAACCTTCGTTGATAACTTCTAACCAAAATGTTTCTTTAACTCTTGAACAGTATAATTTATAAGCTTCGCCTTTAGGTTGTCTTATTTTTTTACCATTATCAAATTTCATTGTTTTTAATGCGTCTAATGCAACTTGTAATTGAGCTTGTCCAGTAGCAACATCAGTATAAGCAGCACCTGATACAACATTTGTAAATGTAGAACCATCTTTTAGTTCATGAGAAGCATTAAATAATGATAATCAATCTCTAGCAGAAGCAGCACCAGGACCTTCAGCAGCAGTAACAGAAAAACCTAAAGTTAAGTTTTTAACCATTTCTTCAGCAAAAGTTATATCATAACCTTGTACTAAATCTCTAGCTTGGTCAGATATTTGAACTAATTCAGCTTGTACTCCTTCAGGAGCGCCTTTTAAGTTTTGTGCTTTTTTAGCCCATTGAGTCATTAAGTAAGACATATCAAATTTTTCTCAGATTTCTCTTTGAGACAAACCTTTTTTAGGTCCAAAGTTAAATTCTCTATTTGTTTTGATTCCTGTTTCAGTAATTCCTTTAAGACCACCATTTGGAGTTCTTGAACTAAATTTTTGATCAGGATTTAATAAAGTTGTATCAGTATAATCTAATAAAGCTTTATATTGTTTATGGTCTTCTAACAATTCATTTTGTTTAATTGTTTCTGATACATAAGCATCTAGGATTTCTCCTCATTTACCCTCATATAGGATACCATTGTCTAATGTGATTAAATCTACAGCCATTTTTCTATAATTAATTATTAAAGTATTTTATGCAATTAAGCATTAACTATTTTAAATACACTTGAAGTAGCAGATACAAATTCAATTAATTGTAATTGACCAGTAGTTGCACTTTCAGTTGTTCCATCTACAGTTGAAGCAGTTGCTAAATCATAGAAATTACCTTCATCAGCAGCAGTAATTGTACCACCAGTAATAGTAACAGTATATAATCTATTTGATTCAGCAGGAGTGAAATTAACAGGAGCTAAAGCAACTGTTTCATTGTCAGCAGCATAAGTAGCAATAGTGTCATTTACTCATGAGATTATTCCTCCAACAGCTGATAAACTAACTACACCAGCAGCTAATGTAACAAAATTGTACTCAATTAAAGCCATACTATTATCTCCAACACCACTTCTTTGTTTACCTTCATAGGTATTATTTTCATATAATTTTATAGACATTTTTGATTCTATTAAATATTAAAGTTTGTGTAACTTCATAAAGTCAGAAATATCTTTCTTTAATGAAGCGTTTTTTGTTTCTTTATTTGAATTACCTCATTTACCTTCACTTTTAGTCATAGCTTTTCAAACAATTTCTCATTTCTGAAGTTTCTTTAATTGTTCTTCATTTCATGATATATCTCTATATGCTGCTTCTAAATGTTTTGATATAGTATCAGGGTTAAAGCTTTTTAGTCCTTGTCTATCAGTAAATTCAGCTTCAAATTTTTCTAATTCTTCTCATTTAATATCTAAATCTTTAATAAACTTAGATTTTGTATTAGTGATTAAATCAGAACTAACTTTTTTTGCTAGTTTTTTTTCAACTAGAGCATCTATTACTTTTGGATCACTATAATCAACCTTATATTCAATACTTTCTTTAAAAGCATTTATATCTTGTCAATCATAATATGTATCTAAAATAATTTGTGCTGCTTCTTCATTTTCAGAATATAGTTCAACTAATTCTTCAGGATTTTCAGATATATTACTTAAATTACTCATAGCTAATTTATAAGCCTTTTGTCATTTAACTAACTTTTGTACTCATTTTTCAGAATTACTCTGCATATCCTTTTTAATAGCTTCTACCTCCTCTAATGTGAAAGTCTTTGTTTCAGTAGTTTCAACTTTAGCATCTGCTTTAGTTTCTTCTTCTGATTTTTCTTGGTTTAGATTTTTATCATCCTCCAATTCTTCAATTTTCTTATCCTCCATGTAAATATGGTTTAGATTATAAAATATAAAAATTTAGCTGTAGCCTTTTTTATATTAAGACATAGTCTTACTTGAACCAACCATCTCTGATTGATTCTAAAAAACTATTTCTTACCTCATACTATTCATTTTTGCTCTCATGTAAACTTATTTGTGAATTTATCTTTAGTTACATACTTACTTATCATAGTAATTAACATATTATTTCTTGTTAATGCACCTGATAAATATTGTATAACATCATTAGCATTATCTTTATTTAATGTCTTAGCTATGTTCTTTGTAAACTCATAACTATCTAACTCTAAATACTTAACAATCACTCATAGAGTAAATTTATCAGCTAATTTTAATGCACTTTCAAGTTCTTTAATATTTCTTGTTGGTTGATTCAAATTAATCTCTTTTGATTTTTCTAGTTTATCTTTAACTATATTATAACTGTGGTCAAGCTCATCACATTCTCTCTTGGATTCATTCAGTTGGATTTCAAGCGACTGGTGGTAAATCTCAAGGGTTTCATTCCTCTGTTTGTATTTCTTTGTTTCCTCCCATAGCTCATCATAAAGCTTTCATTTCTTGATTAGGTCAAGGATTTTCATTTGTTGGTGTGTTAATTTTTAAAGCTTCTTGTAAAACTTTTAGTTTCTCCATATTTCTTCTAGCTATCTCATCTTTTTCTGTATTTGCTTTTAATCAGTTTATATCATATCCATAAGTATCACTCATCCATCAGATTAATTCATCAAATCTAACAAATTCACTTAACTTCTTCATCATTTCTCATGTTTGGTCTAAAGATGCAACATTTCACATTGTCATGATATTGTTAATAAATTCAGTTATTTTAGCTCTTTCTATAATATCTAAACTAACATTTGTTGAACTTGTAACAATTTTAACTCCTATTCATTGAATAACATCAGGTTTTAATTCAAAATATCAGTATTTACCTATTGCTTCTACTACTATTTTCTTACCTCATTCTTTTTTAATCTCGTATCAATCCATTTTTATCAAAGGGAAAGTAGCTTTTAATAACTTTCAATCCTTTCAATAAATCTTTTCTGATAATAATGCAGGTGCAAATTGTTTTATTCTAGCCAACATCATTGTTAATGCAGAATCTAATCAAATATTGTAGTTTTCATCTACTGAACTTTGTCTAACTATTTTATTTGCTTCCATTATCTCTACAATACCTACCTTATCACTTTGTGCTTGGAAAGGAGCTCTTAGATTATCTCATGTGTCTTGAACTACTAAATCATCAATTAAATTTAATACAGTTGTAAAATATCATAAATTAGGACTTGTATTAACTTGTTGTACATTTTCAGCACCTCATGTTGTTCTCCATAAATTAACTTTTCTACCTCATACATCCCAATCTTGACCTATTTCATCATCTCCTCATACTAATAGATTAATTCAACTACTCATTGCTGATCCAGTTAGTATATCTTGTAATACTTCTGATTTATAAGCTTTCAGGTATCAAACTCTTCTTGGTACTCAATTACCCCGAATACAAGCATTGTTTGTATAATGTTGAACCATTTCTACTGGTAATTTACCATCATTATATAAATAGATTCAGTTTAATATTACAGTTTCTTCATTTGCTACAACTAAATACTTTTTAGTTATTCTATGATAATAATGCATAACAACTACATATCTTTCATCTTGTGGTGTATCATTTAAGTTTTTAGGCTCTGTGTCAGTTCACTCAGTAACCATTGAAGTATTATATTGCTTAGCTCAATATCTAGTTTCAAACTCCATCCATGATAATCTTTCTTTAATTATACAATCATCAGCTTTTTGTACATCATTTTCTCCATAAACTCAATCATCTATATAAAAATCTTTAGGATGAATATTTTGTGGGAAAAAGAAATAAGTTTCATTCTCTGATTTATTAAAGTTTTTAGGGTTTTGTAAATCTGCTTCATCATTTATTACAGCATCTTCTTTAATTTCGTATCTATAATCTTTATAAGCTCTATGTCATGTAAACCGAACACCAGTTCAATATACAGCTTTGTTTTGTCTAAATTGTTTATTCTCTTTCCAAAAATTATCTTTACCATTTCAATCTAAAAAGAAAGACATTGCAAACTTAGTTGGTTGTAATGCTTCTACATCAGCTTGACCATCTGGTTCAATAGCAAAATCTACTTTTCCATTAGTTCTACCCATATAAATCTCTATTAGATTCTCTTCTAAGGGTACATTAACATTAAGTTCTCATTGGTTATCATAATAACTTATTGCAGTAGTTTGTTTCTCATATTTATCAAACTCTTTAGTGATTGTACTTTTCTTACTTCTCATGAAGTTTAATCTATCTTGAAAATAGTCTAACCATTTAGCTTCAGACCAATCTTTACTATTTACTATATCATTAGTAGGTGTTTGCATATATTTTTAATTACAAAGTATATAATTAAATATAATCCTTTTTAATCTTTAATCAAATTATATTGTAATTCTTTGATTCTCTCAGGTCATTTTGTTAGTAAATGTTCTTTTTTGAGGTTTTCTAATTATTAAAGATTTATAATCTACTGCTAAGTATCTAAATGAATCAGCCCCATTTGAATTTATATCATGTTTTGGCTTATTTCTAAACATTCAATTCTTTTCATCAAATTCTCTTCTATATCATGCTAATCTACTTAATCCAGTATAACATTTAGTTTCATCAAAATAACAATTAATAAATATTTCTCTTACTGCATTAATTCAATCCGATATTAATCCTTTTTTTACTACATTAATCTTACCATTTAATTCTTTTTTAGCAATAGATAATCTTGTTTTTCATGTTGTATATTCTGTTACTTCTACATCAAAAGGGAAATTGTGTGTATCATAGTTATTATATCTAGGATTTACAATAGTTTGTGCTATTTCTGTTAATCAATAACCACTTCATTCCCAGTAATCTATAATTCTAATTTCTTTAGCATATTTCTGATAAAACCAAATAGCTGTTTCATCTCATCATCAAGCACCTCATAAATCCCAACTTGTATAAACTGCTAATTTTGGATCATAAAATACTTTTCAGACTCTTCATTGTGTTCTAGCTAGTGATAATTCTTTTTCATAATAAGCACCTTTTATAGCTAAATCAAAAGCTTCTTTAGGATAACTTGGATATTCTCTTTGCATATCATCCTTTTGTTCTTCTAATTTCTTTTGATACCATCTCTTTTGTCAATCTGTAAATGATAAGTTTGGATATTTCCTATTAATCCAGCTATCATCTAATATTTTCTGAAAGTATACATGAATATCATTTCTAATAATATCTTCTGAATCTAGTGTATATGTTTTATCTAGCCACCAAGCATAAAAATGAAATTTATAATCCATGTTTGTTAATTCTTTTTCTTGTTCTTCTAATTCCATTGCCCTCATTGTCATATCAAAGAAATTTCAACTATTTCATTCTGCTGTACTTTCAATATCTGCCCTACTATTAGGAGCAATAGTGTTTAATGCACCTGTTTGTATTTCTCTTGCTTTTTCAGGATATTTGTTACAAATTTTACCATACTCTGAAATATGAATATGTTGTAGTGTTCATCATCTAAATGAAGTATCAACTGAAACAGAGCAAGTGTTATTCTCAAACATTAACTCTCATTTCCTATCTGTTTTAAGTTTGTAGTTACTTTTTAGCCATTCAGGTACATTATCATAAACAAACTTTATCTTGTCCTTAAAAATCATTATACTTGAATCTTTATTATCTGCAATTATACCTCCAGTGTAATAAGAGCTAAATAATACATCATCCAGCATATCTATATCTATAAGCGTACTGAATCATAATTGCCTTGCTTTAAGAATTATATTTTTTGTATGCCTATTCTCATAATAATGAGCTTGTGCCTCATTTGGAATAAATGACACCTTTTCTCAATTTTTATTCTTGATAAAATATAGTTTTCATGAGAATATTCTCCATTGTTTATCTGATAATTTTTTTAATAATTGTTCTCTTTCTGTCATTAGTATATTTTATTATTAATAGTATCAAACTTATCAAATAATTCTTTATCTATTTGTTTAGTTTGATGTGCATAATATGGATTAAGATAATATTTACTCACACTATCACTAACTAATTTGAACTTTCAAACTATTCAATTCTTTATAAATAAAGGTCTTAATTTTTTTACAGTTCATTCAGGTAATTCTAATATATCAAAATTAACCTCATTATCTTTTCTCATAGTATGAATTAATTTTATTACATAATACATTTTAGCTGTTCATATCTTTTCCGCTAAACTATCTATATTATATTCTATATTCATTTTTACAAACTTATATTTTAAATGTAAATATTCTTTACTTTTTTTGGTTTTTAAATAATATGTCATCATTAAGGATTTAGTATTGTAGTTATTACTAATATAATCCTTGTGTCAGTAAAAGCAAATAAAAGTTCCGAATAATATACTTTTTAGTATACTATATATGGAACTTTTATTTTTTTATTGGCTTTATACTTAACTTGAAAGTTAATCCCTCTTATATCTTATATTAGATTTATAACTTGTTATCCTTCATTCATTGTATTTCTTGTAGTACATCTCAAAGTATATTATGATTTTCTGTAGATTCTCACTCCATTAATCTGTTTTGTTTAAAAGCTGATTCTCTTAATGCTGTTAATTGAGCAATAGTAATTTTTTCGTCTTTATTACAAATTAATTCTGAAATCATTATATCAGCCATTGATTGTAAATCATTGTTTCTATCTATCAAATTCGCCACTAAAACACTCTTTTCGCCAATTTTCGCCAAGTTTTCCTTTATAATTCTACTTACTGTTCTTTCTGACATTCATAATTTTATTGCAATATCTGAAGCACTAGAATTATTATTTATTTTTTCTTCTATTACTTTTGCTTCTTTTTCATAGGAAGTTTTTTTTCATCTTTTACTTTCAATCATCCTAATAATTTAAAAAGTAAAATATAATTGCTGCTATTACTACTGCTAATAGTAAAGGGTGTATCATAAACAGAATAACTGCTGATCATATAATCACAGTTGCTGCTAGTATTAAGTTTATTATAAACATATTATATATAGTTATTAAATTAAATCAAGTTATAAGTTCAACTATCATATAGTAGCTAAACCTATAACTAAATAGGCTCTTAAATAATAAGTTACTGAAAATAACAATTATTAATAAGATATACTTTTTTTACTTGCGAAGGTAAGAGTAATCTAAAACCTATTTATTGGGGGAATTCCCATTTATATCATCAAGCTGTTTTCCTTTTTCAATTACAGCACTTTGATATTAATCAATTACATATTCATAATTCCCTACTTATATCAGACAAACTATCCCATAATTTTATTATATTTCAATGTAAAGATAATTGTATCACTTTTTTTGAATTATGGTTTAATATTCATTGTAAACCTTTATATCACTTAATCTTTCTTCTTTTATTCATCATATCATCCATATTATCCTGATGAGTACCTAAAAATAAATTGTTTAGATAATTATTACTAGGATTGTCATCTCTATGACAAACTAACATTTTACTATCATCTATATTTAGTCAAAGAAATGCTTGGGCGACTAATCTATGAATAGAAAACATTTTTTTATTATTCTTCTTTGATAACCTAACTACTTTATATTTTACAACAGTTCCTGGTTTTAATATAATATTCTTTCTCAAACTTTTTACCATCCCTTTTATACTTACTGCATATAATCATTCATATCCAATAATATCTTTCCATTCCTCCATAAATTTACAAATTAAAAACTCTTACAAACAGGCTTAACTCGCTAAAGACAACCTGCTCGTAAGAGCCTATAATAAGGGCGAGTTAATTTAATGTCTTTAGCTAAGAATACTATATCCATTTTAATATAAAAAGCAATCTTATCTTTGTCTTATCTCTGACTATAATTTATTTATATAATCTATTAATATGCTATAATATAATATATTAGATATTACTACTCCTGCTAGTAGTAATAGATTTAGCAGTAGCCATGTTAAGGCTTTTTGTAGTTTAGTCATTTTCTATTAAGTTAGGGTTTTCATATATGTTTCAAACTACATATACTCAGGAAATATCTTTCCCCGTTTTACTATCTGTGCAATTTCAATCTTCTAATGCTTCGTGTAAAGGTGTTATAAGTCAAGGAGTATATACTATAAAGCCTGAAAATTCCTCATCATATTCAACCTTAGAATAATTATCTATTCAAGCAATATTATTTCAGTCCCATACTATATCCCCCTCATATATTTCTTTTCAGTTCTTATCTTTTAATCATATGTATTGCATAACTACATTAGAGGCTCTTCAGTCCTCAAAAGCTCTATAGTCTTCATATCATTTTCAATCACTTACTACAACATTATCGTAATTCATTATCATTCAGTTGTAAGTTCTAAACTTTAAATTATTCATAATTATATTTTTTTAAAATAATCTTCTTCACTCATTTCTTCTATGTGTTGTATAGTAATGTTGTTACACACTCATTTACAGCTACATTTTCTAGGTGTTTTACTGTTAGGACATTGGTTAGGTTTCATAATTAAGTGTTATAAGCTATTTCTTTACTATCAAAATCATATAATTCTAAATAATGCAACATAGTAACTTCTCATATTTCTTGAACTAATATACTTCTTTGTTCAATAGTCAATTCTTTTCATTCAAACTTATCCCATAAATTTCTCATAAGTACAGACTGCCAAGTCATTCATAGAGCAGTTTTACAATAATTACTTAAATGTCTAGTAGGTCATTCTGTTGCTTCTATTTCTTGTATCTTAACTAGAGTATTAAACATATTCTCTATTTGGTTTTCTAGTTTTTGTGTCAAAATTTCTAATTGAGTTTCCATATTTATTTAGTTAGGATATATTCTTATCCGACCTTGTTTTTGTTTTTCTTTATATATTAATTCTCTTTTCAAAACTTCTTCATTATATTTTTGTTTATATTTTTTACTTTCTTTTTCTTCTTGAAATAAGAATATTCAGTAAATAATAATACATATTATAAATATTATTAACATAAGTTATTTAGTTAGTATATATTTCAGTTGGAAAGGTTTTATGTTTTATTCAATCCCATTTAATATCAGTTTGTTTTATTTCGTCTAATCAGAATATATGAAAACTAATTATTGTGTTTTTATATTTGAAATACATAATTCAATCTCTTTGTCAGTATTCTATATTTAAGTCATATTCATTTATATTATTTATAGCTTTTCTAATAAATTTATTTTTAAGTTTATAATTATCTTCTTTTTTAAATCTACTTATTCTAGCATAATCTGTTTTAGTACCAAAGTTTATTTTTGAATTTTCTATTGCTCTATCTCTTAAAGAATGGGCTTCTCTGTTAGCATTAAATGCTTGTTCAATAGCTCTTATTGCAGTATAATAATTTGGTTTCATAATTATTTCTTTAGTAAGTTAATAATCTCATTGTAGCAGTTTTTAATTACCTCTACTTGTTTAGCTAAACTGTAATGGATATTAGTTTCTTTAAGTTGCTGAATTACACTGTCTGCTTTCTCATTTGCTAGTTTTAGTTTCTTGTTCATTAATTAATAGATTAGGTGTTTTTAAATACAAAGTTCCTGCAAAATTATCTAGTGCTATTTTACATAATAAATAAATCTCTTTATAGTGTGTTCATTTATTCATTTCTTCTACAATCACTCCTTTTAACATATTTTCTGCAACTGTTAAGTGAAATAACTCCATTTTATCTAAAGTATCTCTAGTTTTAGGTTTATTATGTTGTAATAATTTTAAAGCCTTGTATTCAGCCTTAGTTAAATTAGCATAATAAAATTTAACTCAACTACTTGCTCCTTGTTTTTTTGCATATTCAATAAAGTCTTTAATTGTATCTGTTGCTTGTAATCTAATTTGTTTTCATAATTCTCTAGTAGTTATCCACTCACTATTTTGTTGTTGTAACAATATCTTCTCCATTTGATTAAAAGCCTTAATAAACTGTAATTTTTTATTGTGTGCTTTTTTATTTTGAATATTCATAACAATAAACATATATCAATCTCTATTTATTGAATAATTATCAAATGTTCTTTTATATGAATTTTCAAATGTAGATTTTCTAAACATTGCTTCAAAATCTATGGTGGAAATTTCCACCCTAAAATTATGTATTTTTCTTAATAATTCTTTATGTGCAATTCCAAATTCTTCTCAAATTCTATTACTTGTAGTTCTTGCTTCTCATTTTATTAGATTTACCAACTCTTTTACCATAATATTAGTATTAACAATTAATACTAATATTATATTCTTTTATTATAATAAATCAAATTTTAATTTTTCATTACATTTTTCTTTTATCAAATATTCATAATTCAGCAAGGCTTATATTTGGCATATCTTTTTCAAAACCGCAGTATACAAGTGTAAGTTTTCAAACTTTCCCCTTAGCTTCTTCTATAATCTCATTGAATTGTCTATTGGTATGAACTGTTCTTAATTTCTTTAAGTCTTGTTCTGATAAGTCTAAGCTATCTATATAATCAAAGTCTAATCTTTTCATAGTTATTTAATTTAAAGTAAATGTTCTCAAAGCCATAAACTATTTTCTTCTTCTATTCTTTTATCAACTAATAATTTATCTACTAATTCTCTAAAAGTATCTATTGTTTCTTGTGCAAAATCACAATGCTGATTATCTTTTAATAAGTATATCAGAGTATTACTCATATCAGTTGCTTCTGATATGAGCCTGTTGGTTTCAGTTATTTCTTTCATAATTTAATAATTATCATTTAAAACTTGTTCTATATCTGTTTTTGCTTCATTTTGTACTTGTTCAAGAATTTTAGTTCTTAACCATAATTCTTTTGAAAGTCATTTCATACTTTGGTATTTCTCCCATTCTGCTTGAGTTAAACCAACCTCAACTTTTTTACTTAATCTTGATATTTCTCCAAAGTCTTTGTGGTAATCAGAAGTTAATCAAGTTTGTCAATCAGCTTCTAATACTCAATTTAAAACATAATCAATAGGTTGTTTATTTCTCATTTGTTAGTAGTTGTAAATAAGATTCTACTTTTTCAGGACTTATCAATAAATTACCCTTTTTAAATTGAGATAAATTAGTAGGATGTATATTTAATATCTCTGCTATCTCTTTATTTGTGATTCATTCTTTTATTGCATCAATAATTATATCTAATAAATATTGTTTCCTTTTTTTATCAAATGCTAATTGTTTAGCTTTCTTTGCTTTCAGTTCTTCTATCATGTTTATATTTTTTTCTTAAATTAGATATTTTACTTAAATTATTTCTATTCGCTTGTCTAACCCTTTCTAATTTCCTCTCTATTTTTTTATATTGTGATCCTGATTCTATTGTAAATATTAAATCATTTATTGTTTGTTTTCCTATATATATTATACTTATTAATACTAATATTACAATAATTAATGTTCCTATTATAATCTCCATGTTACTTTTATTATTAATTAAAACTATTATATAAACTTCTAGCTTCTGCACTTGTATATCTCATTCTTAAAGTATTCTCTTCACAAAATATAATTATTCAATTTATTAAATCAGCAGCTTCTTTTGTTGTTAGTTTTGAAGTTTGAGTTTTATTATTAACTAATTCTCAATACACTTCTTTTTTTCAGAATACTCTTGATAAAATATATTGTTTAATTGTTTCAGAAGAGAAAGGACTTTGTTTCTCTATATCACTGAATAGTCAGTAAAAGAAATTGTTTTGTCCTAATGTTCTTCAAGATTTAGATTCTTTCTTATAACATATATATATTTGTTCTTCCTTTCCTTTAAATACATATTCTGTTATTTGATTTTTGTTTCATATCATTATATTGTAAAAATTATAGATAATACTGTACTTATATGTGCTAATAATATCATCATTGCTCATTTTAAATCTTTTGCGTAGGTAACAAATACTCCTCAAGTAATTAAACACAATATAAAATATAAAATTTTTACTATTAATGGTTCCATATTCTTTTAGTTAGTTATAAATTATTTAAGCGTAGTTATAAATGGTATATAATTACTATATAACCAAAATATATCTTTTAAATGTTTATTATCTTTGTTTAAATTTCTTTCTATATTATTATTTATTAAATTCATTTTATATCATATTATAGATAATATATCTAAAAAATTATAACCATCTATTAATTTTGTTTTTAAACAACTAATATCATTATGTATAATAATATCTATTTTTGTTTTATCTTTAAAATTTAGTATAAAAATCCCATATTCAGCATAAGTACTCTCTGTTAGTGTAAAATCAAATTTATCTTTAAGTTTACTAATATGTCCTAAAATATCTAAATCGCACATTATATCCAAGTCATCTGTATCTCTAAAATTAGCTATTTGTTTTTTTATAGCAGTACTTCATCAAATAATAAATTTATCTTTTGGTATATTTAATAAAAACCTTTTGTTTAACATAGTTTATTTCTTAGGAGGTAATTCTACATATTTTTCATGAGCTTTTAATTTAACTATTTGTTCATCACTTATAATTTTCTTTTCTCAATTTAAATATATACTTTTTCAATAAATCTTTCATTCCCATAAATCAATATCTTTTACAGTCATTGTATAAATATTCGTAGAAGTAGTTGTTTCTTTTTTATCATCTCTACAAAAACTTGCATCTGTATCTTCTACTTCAAGATCAAGTAAACTTAATAGATTATATCTTCTGTAATAAGTTATTTCACTTCATTTGTCTTGTGCTTTAGTTCATTCAGTTAAAGAAATTCAACTTCTTACTCAACTTTCTGACTCTATATCTCTAATTTCTGTTATTACCATATTTTCTTCTATATAATGGACTACTAATAACCCTTGTTTTTCTAATTCTATATTTAGTTTTTCTTGTATTTGACTAAGAGTCGCATATTGATAATTATGAGCCTTAGTATCTCTTTGAAGTTTTATTCAAGCCTTTTTAACTTCAAATAATTTTTTATATATATTACTTTCCATAATCTTATTTTAATTAATTAAATTAACTCTAATGCTTTTTTATAACTCCAACCATATTTATTAATCCTAGTATGAATTGTATTATATTTTAAATTTAACTCTCTGCACCATTGAGTTAAATTTTGTGTTTTACCATTTACTGTAATATTTAGATTATTTCTTTTATTGTTAGCTTGTTCTTTATGTGTAGCCCAGCAACAATTATAGCTACAATAATTTCAATTATTATCAATTCTCTCTATTGTTAATCATTCTTGATAGCTATATCACATATCCCTATAAAACTCTTCAAAATTACTCCATTCACACTTAATTCATCTTCATCCATAATTTTTATATCAAATATTTTTATTGTTTTCACATCTATTAATTATTCATTTAAAAATTTTATGTATTCTTAATCAACTCATTCAATGTGTTTTTATATTTTTTCAAATTAAACATCAACAAGATTTTTTAAATTTGTATAATATATCATTCATTTTAATTTCTATAATTTTTCAACAACTACATTTACATTGAACAAATCTAGTATTTTCCTTTTTTTCTAATTCTTTCAATATAGTTAAAGAATAATATTTTCATCATATAAATAATGGTAATTTATTTAACATATTAATTTAATTATAACAAAAAAGAGTATTCAAGGATATACATAAATGTAATTGTGATCAAACAATTCCTTAAAAACTCTTTTTTGCCTATGTATATTACTGTTTGATCTTAATTAGTATATTCAGATTATTTTAAAAAGCAAATTCTTCTCACCATAATTGTTCTTTTTCTATCATTGCTTGTGTTATATGCTTTTTCTCTACAAAAGCTGTTAAATGATTAATAAAGGTGTATTTTTTAGCACTTCTAATTCTTTCTAAACTCTTAATCATTGCTTCCTCTCTTTTTTTTAATCTTTTTTCCTTTTCTTTCTTTTCTATAATTCTCTCTTGTTCAGGTGTTTTCATATTCCTGATAGCTTGATCCATATACTTAATCTGTTTTAATTCTTCCTCTCAAATTGTTATATTGTGCATATTATTTAAGGTAAAATCTAAAATCCTCTTTACTGTAGCTTAATATAAATCATGCTTCTAACCAAGGCTTTAACCACATATCAGCATCTAACATAATTAAATCTATTGTATCTACTGCAACTTCATAATATTCTAAATCTCAAATATGAATATTTTCTTTAGTTGTATATTCCACTGAATTAAACTCCTCTTCTAGGTTTTCCATATCATCCTTAGATAATACAGTTTCAAAGTAAATCTTCATAAAATTAAACTTAAAAATTAAACTTTTTTTGTTTAACAAGTCAGCTATGTTGAATTAAATCTGTTTAGTTGTTGTTAAGACACGAGTATTATACTTATTATCATTTTAATTGCAAGTTTATTTATAACTTTCTTTTTAATTAATATACTTTATAGCTTAACTAAACCATTTAATAAACTTATTTAAAAGTGTTTCTTCTTCATCTAAACACCAAACTCAGATTATATTTCTTCAAGCCTTGCTTCTGAAAATTCACTTTGTGTATCATTTCTTAAATCCATTTCTAACAAAAGCTTCAAAGCCATTACCAAATACAAAGCCAGTGTCCAAACGAACTATTATTTTTTTATTATCTACTTTGTGTTTTGTAGTCATAATCTTTTTTTAATTATATTAATATATTCTTTTTCCTTTTCTATAAGGATATATTTTCTATTTAATTTTTCACAAGCTAATCATAAACTACCACTTCATGCAAAACAATCTAATATAATATCTCATTCAACACTTAATCCTCATATAAATTTAGTCAATAATTCTTGTGGCAGTTCACATGGATGAGAATGTGATTTAGAAACATTTTTGACCTGATTAATATAAAACCAATCAACTTCTTTTGGTAATAATCACTCTGCGATTCTTTTTTTTATTCTTTTATCATCAGGATTTTTATATTCTCATTTTATGTTATTATTTTTTGGTTCTCATTTACTTAACCATACACACATTCTACTGGCTTTTCTAAGATATTTACCTCATAAATTAGTATTATATACCCGAGTAGCTATTTCTTTGCTTTCAACTGAATATCAACCATATAAAAACTCTGTAAATATTTCTGCTCATAATTCAGGATAAGTAATATAAATTAAACTTCCTCCATCTTTTAATTTATTTCAAATCTCATCTATTAATCATATTTGCCAATTAATATATTGTTTATGTTCTAAATTATCTTTATATCATTTATATTTATAATTTACATTATATGGGGGATCAATTATACATAAATCTATACTATTGTTTTCTAATTTAAGTATTTCTATGTCACAATCTCAATGTATTATATTTTTCATATCTATTTAGTTAATAATATAATTCTATGCTTCATTCATCACTCCGAATCTTTGTTGCATTCATTTTATAAATAGCACTGTCATTATATTTCTTTTGTCAGTAAAACAATGTATCAGTCACGGCTTTAAAAATATTATCTATATCAGGAGTTGCTCTATGTGCTTCAAATCTCATTAAATTCTTTTTCTTTTCACTCCAACTCTTTGGCATTTCTATATTAAAAATTAATTCATAATCTCAATCTATTAATCATTGCATCATTCATTCTTTATTAGTCATAAGTAATCTTAAATGATTCATTTTATTATGATATTCTTTAGCTCTTGGAGTAAATCTTCAGTTTTTACCAGTTGTTCTTACACACGGAAAGGGATTTATTTTAAATTTCATATTTTGTTTGTTAGCTTCATGTATTATATCGCTTGTTGAACTTTTCATAGTTTCGGTTTAAAATCTAAACTCTCTACTAATCTCATAACTTCATTTTTAGCTTCCTTATATATTTCTTTATATGGTAATTTTCTAGTCATCCCATCTATAATTACATCTTTACATCTATCATCTACTATTCATATAAATCATAAATCTCTAACGCTAGCTAAATCTCTAATAGGTTTTCATTCTTTACAATCAACTATTAACTGTAAATATTTATTAGTCATACCTGTATATGTAGAATATAATCTTTTTTCATTCTTTATATAATAACTTTCAGGATTTTCTATTTTTATATATTCAAATAAATCTTTTATTACATCTGTTTCAGCTTTTCTTAAAGTTTTTCATTGTTTTCTTGCTTCAATCCAACTATTATTACTTTGATTTTGGATTATCTCTTTCATTTGAAAGAATTGTTGTATAAAAAACCCTTGTACTTCAAATGCTTTATCAAAATCTTTCAAATGCATAACTAATCTTGTAAAAGCTGGTTCATTTATTAAAAATCATTTATATTTTATTTTTGTCTTTCCATGTTCTAATTCTGTTTTTATAAATTTTTCTTTAAATTTAGGGTGCTTATCTGAGAACCCTAAATTATCCAATTTAATTAATATTTTTTCTATAACTTTTAAAATTCTATGATGAGGTACTTCTAATTTATCTGCAACCATTTTACTTGTTGTAAAAATTTCTCATCTCTTAACTTGTACTAATTCATTTTCTAGCATATTTATTTATTTTATTATTAAATTACATATCTATTATAGTTATCTAAATTAATAATGCAAGTTATTTATACAGATTTTGCAAATAATTAATACATTCCTGTCTAATTCCTGTTCAACTTTTACATCAATGCACCAACAAATGATCCGAACCACAAATTGTCACTCATTCTTTAACTGTGTTTCTACTAGCTGTTCTATTAGCTTCAAGTCAAAACCTGACATGATGAAAGTGCAGGTTCTCTTGTTTTTTACAGATAATGCAACACATTCAATCTCTTTCAAAGATTTTTTCTTTAGTTGCATTACTAAATTTAGCTTTTATCATTCACATAATAAATATAAGGTTAATAAACTTGTTTAGGCATTATAACTTCTTTAAATTCTCAATTCTCTAAAACTATAACTGTTTCATGTTCTTTGTATTTAATTATTTTTCAAATTTCTCATTTTATTAAAGGCATTGTAGTTTAGTTTTATTAATTAAAGCTTCTTGTCTTAAAACTATCTCTTGGTTAGCAAACAAATTAATAGTTTCATTAGATGTAGTTTCTATTTGTAAGTTGTATAAATCTTTTAGCTTTAAACTTGTGTATGTTAATTGTTCCATAGTTTATTTGTTAAGTAATTCAAAATAGTTTTTATCTTCTCATATTATATGAAATAAATTTTGGGCTACTGCTACTTCCATTGTTGTATTCATTTGTATAATTGGATATTCAAATTCTAATCATGGTGCTATTTTTTTTCAAAAATCTAACATTGTATTCATTTTTATTTCTTTTAATAATTTATATTTCATAGTCTTTTTATTAAGTATTAATCTTTGTAGGTTTATAATCTTCTCTAAAATATTTTATCATGTATAGTTATTTTATAAAATTTTTAAAATAAACTTCTCATAAATGAAATTGTGATATTTTTCATTTATTATATAAATCTCTTGCTAAATCAAGTATCTTTTCTTTTTGTTGTTTATTATATAGTTTTTCTAATCTTTTAAAATTTAAGTACTGCTTTACTGCTTGTGTTCAAGTTATTCAATTTTTCATATTTTTATTATTATATATTAAGTTCATATTTATTTTGTCTTTCACTTTTAATATTTGTATATTTTAAAGTGTCTATATTAAAATTCAACTCAATTATTCAGGTTCAATTAGGTTTTTCTCTATTTTTACCAACTATTAATTCAGTGATTCAATCTTCTTCTAATAAATTTCTATAAAGCAATAATACTTTATTTGATACTTGTGAAATTGCTATTGTATCTTTAAAACTATTTAGATTAGGTCTTCATTCTAATTTTTTAAAATGTGCAATTAATATTATTGCAATATTATATTTTCTTGAAAGATTTTTTATATTATACATTGTTTCTTCAATTCTTAAATCTTGTCTTTCATTAGAACTTTCTACTTTAAATTCCTGTAAATGATCTAAAACAATTAATTTTACTCCTTTTTCTATTCATTTTTTAATTATTGTTTCTACATCAACAATTCACATTTGAGTATCTTTATTTCTTACTACATCATAAATTCATTTATTATCTTTTTTTAATCTTAATCTTGCTTCTTTTTTTTCTTCTATTATTAAATTATTTTTAATATCATTACTAAAAAAATCATTGTAGGGGTATCAATTTAATCAATTTTTTCTTCTATTAATATTTATATCATAATACAAGTCTTGTTTTTTTCTATCCTGCAACCTATCTTCAAGTGTAAATTTAAGCACTGTTTTTCATTGTTTAGATATGTTTTTTGCTATTTCGCTTGTAAAGGTACTCTTTCAAGTTCAAGTTGTACCTCAGACTAATATAAGCTGTCATGGTAAAATATATCAAATTTTATCATCTAAAGATTTATACCCCCAACTAATTACATCATCAGGATTAGTGTTTTTTAATTCTTCTATTCATTCATCTAAAGTTTCTCAATATTCTTTAATTTCAAATTCTTCCATTCTATCATAATCTACTTCTTTCTCATAATCCTTTAATAAATTTTTAGCATTGTCTAAATTTATTTCTTTCATAAAAGTTTTTTAAAAAATAAAAATGTTTCTTTATCATTCCAATTTTTATAGTTCCTAACTAATGTAAAATTATTATAACAGCTTTCAGTTGTTCCCCAGTTAAAGTATCTACTACCTCAATTACAAATTGTGTTTGTTTCTCTATTATAAAAATATCCTGTGAATGAATGTTTTTCATTTTTAAAGTTTTTTTCATTTTTATCAAGTGGAAATTGTGGTAATAATAATTGAGCTATTTGATATGCAGGCAATAGATTCAATTCTTCATAAAATTCATTTCACTTTTCTCAAAAATCTTTTATTTGTTTTTCTAATTCTTTTTGTCTTTGTTTTTTTTGTAATTCTAGGGTTTCTTGTTCTTTATTTGCAAAAGATTTAATTAAATTAAATAACCTACTCTCTTTTTCTCTACTAGCTAACACTTCTACCTTAGCTCAATTTTTTTGATTAACACTTCATGGTAACCTTAATATTCTTGCTAGGTTTTTACAAGCTTTATCACAATCCCATAACTTATCTCACATAAATCTATCCCATTGTCTATAAATTCTACTTACTCACATAGAATATTGTTCTTTAGTAAATGTTGTAGGTTTTCATTTATAAATAATATGTAATCAATTTCATGTAAATATTATTTCACTCCACTCTCAAAAATATTCATCTTCTTTTTCTAAATGTGCTACTAAATTTTTTCATTCAAAAATTATATCTTCATTACTAACCTCTCAATCAAAATTATTTCTTATATCTAAATCAAGGACAAATATATCTTTTAAAATAATATCCTCATCTTTTGCTCTTTCTCATTTACTATAATCTTTATCTTCTCTAACACCATGTAAATAATAAATATTAGATTCTTTATTTTTTTTTGCTTCTGCTTCTGTAATTACTTTTATTCAATTACTATCTATTTTAGTATATTCTGTGATTGTTTTCATAATTATAAATATTTAATAAATCAATTACTTTGTATTAAAAATGTTAAAGGCTCTAAATGTTTTGTTTTATCTTCAACTCATTCTTTCTTTTTATTATATCAAGTATATGCTAATACAAATTGTTCTTTTGTATATTCCTTTCTAATTTTTTTATAAGCTTCTAATAATTTTTTAGTTACTTGTCTTTTCTCTTTGTATAAATTATTCCGATGTTCTATAAATTTAGTAAGTTCTGTTTTTACATTTACTAAATCCCCCCCCTTGTATTTATTTTCTTTATTATTTTTATTAATATTATTAGTAGTTGTTATTTGATTGTTATTTGATTGTTGTTTGTTTGTTATTTGATTGTTATCTACTGTGTTATTAACTTGATATGTATTATAATTATTTACCTTTACAATGGTAAACTTATTGGTTGTTTTGATTGTTATCTCCCCTGTTACATTTAGCTTTTTTAGTGCTGTCCTTACTTGCATAACTGTGAACTTGTTATTTTTTCAAGAAAGCTCATTTGCTAATGTTTGATAGGAGGTTATAAACTCTCATCTCTTAATTAATATTCACTCCCATTTCTTATCACTCCAGTTAGCTTTTAGTAAACAATGTATAAAAACATTAAAAACATTTCAATTTTTATACCACTCCCATTCTAACATCTGTCTATGTAGTTGTATAAATCATTCCATAATAATTATTAAAGCAAATAAAAAGACACTAAAGTTCAAGGGTACTCCAACTTTAGTGTCTTTTCTTGTTCTAATTAATATGTGCTTAAAGGAGTACCAGTCCAAACACCTATTAATTAGAAGACAAGAGTATTATATCATAAAATGTATTTTTTGCAAAAGATTTTACGAAGGTCAAAACTATATATAAACTTTTCTATTTGTCAAATTAATAATTTTCATGTAATAATTCCATTCTCTTGAATTTAGTTTCAGCTACTACTTTTTTTAGTTTAGCTAGTTGTTGTTTCCTTTTCATACTCTTGTTGTTAGATAATATTATACTAGCTATACAAGTTTTATCTTAGAATGCAAGTATTTAGGCTTTAATTTCACATAATCTTCACACTATGCAACAAAAAAACACCAATTAAGGTGCTTTTATTTGTATACACATTTTTATTGTTTTGGTCAATTCATATAATAAAAATTAACTATTCTCAACCAGTCAGAAGTATTATCTCAACCTGTCCATCTATCAGCCATTGCATAAGTAGGAAATTCTCCATACCATTTTTGCCAGATCAGTTTAAATGCTTCATGGCTTTCTCCTCTATTATTAAATTTACACATATATAATTTAGGTACTCATGGACAAGGAGCTGTATTTCAATGCTTAATACCATGTCAGTTATTATGAGTAACACCATATCATTTACTATATCAAGAAGTTTCAGCCATACTTACAGCGTAACTTAATCTGTCTATATTAAATTCTAAAGGTTTTATTTCTTCTTTAGCTTCTCTATATGCTTTATCACTTGCTTCTATATTTTCAGGAGTAATGTTCACAGTATCTTCTGATAGTGAATTATATTCTTCATCAATCAATTCAATTAATAAATCTACATCAGCTTCAACAATTTCTTCTTTTTCTGCAATTCTTTCAAATTCAGTTTCTAAAGTTAGATTTTCTGCTGATATTGTTCTAATTCATAGTGAACCTATTAATATTAGTAATACTGTAGGAAGTAATATAGCTGTAAATCTCATTATTTTAGCCTCTGGTGTGTTTCTTTTTCTTTTCTCTATACTTTGTAACCTTTGAGTAGTTGTCTTTCTATTAGAAAGATTTATTGTACCTTTTTTTTTCATAACTCTATCAAAAGTTCTTTGATCTAATTCACTATTTGCATTTTCAACATTGACCTTTATATTTTTTGTTTTCATAATATTGTAATTATGTTATAAAATTAAACTGTAAGAATTAACCTTACAACATAATTATTCCATACTTTTAAAATTAATGCAAATTATTGAGCCTTTTTTTTGCAATTTCATAATAATTCTTGTCTAACTCTATTCAAATACCCTCTCTATTTAGGTTATTACAAGCCAAAATTGTTGTTCAGCTTCACATTGTGAAATCTAAAACAGTTTCTCATTCTAAAGTATAAGTTTTAATTAAATCTTCCATTAAAGCAACTGGTTTTTGTGTTGGATGTAATCAAGTATAATCTTTTTTATATTCTAGTATGTTTGATTTGTATTTAGCTCATTCTGATAAATTAAATCTCTTTTGAAATCTCTTTTGAATATCTTTTAATTCTACATATTCCATATATCAATCCATTTTATCTATTCAGTATAACTCTATAAGTCAATTATGTGTTTTTTCTGTATATAGCGTAAATTGTAAAGTATCATATCTCCAAAAATGACAAACTCATTGATGTCACATTTCTTTAAAAATTTCCTTTTTAGCTTTTCATACATACTTAACTACACTTTCAGCATATTTTCTCAATGGATGTGTATTTTCTGTATCATATTCTTTAGTAAAGACACAAATATCTTCAAAGTAATTTACTGGTGCTTTTTTAGCAATTAAAGCATTTGCAAAGTGGTCTTTCTTCCAAAGTAACCTATAATTAAATGGAATATTTCAATGTGCATTTGTAATAAGTTCTGAAGTATAAGGTTCTTGTGAGAATAAAATTAAACTTCAGTTCATTCTTAAAAGTTTATTACATTTGTCTAATAGTTCTTTTAAATCTATTTTAATATCCCAATCAGTTTTTCAATTTTCCCAACCGTCTAATCAAGCTCATTTTACAGTTCAATATGGAGGGTCTGTAATTATAGCATCTACCTTAACTCATTGTTCAATTAGTTTATCCATTTCTTCTAGGCATTCTCAATGTATTAATTTCATTTCTTTTTTTTAGATTTTAAATTCTTTTTAATTTGTTTTTGTTCTTCCAAAGCAAAGAAAGCAAATAGTTCAGTTTCTGACTCAGGGTAGTTTTGTAATAACATTTCTAGCTTATTCATAATTTATTTGTTATTTTTTAAATCCCACTTGTAAGGTTGTTCAAAAAGGTGGCTATATTCTTTCTTGTCACTTTTATAAATTACTTTTCATTCTCTTATTTCTATTAGTTTTTTATTTTTGTGCATAAGTTCTTAATTACTTGTTAAAATCTTGTTTATAAAATCTGTACTTTTCTTCACAAATATTCATCATGTTGGGTTTTTTCTTTGTTCAGATAGTTTATTTTCTCTTTGTTTTAATCTTCTTACTCTCATATATTCACGGTGGTAATTTCTCATTTTTTCCTTATTGTCTTCTTGCCGTTTCTTATAATATTCTCTCCTATGTAATTCTTTAGTTAAATATTTGTTCATAATATATTTAATTCATCAAATAAATTTTCTTCTCTTAAAATAAATACTTGTTTTTCTTTTGTTCTTCTGTTTCGTATATAATATCTAGTTCACTTTGCTCCGTATATCTCTAAATTAGAGTTCATAATAAAATGATTCATAAGCTTTTTACTGGGGAATAACATGATTTATAGTTAAAAAATAAAACACCTGTGAAGGTGCTATTATTATATTTTATGAATGGATTATGTCAAAACAAAAAGTATTCACACAAAGGATTTTTATTGTATAGTTTATTTCTTGAAAATACGAAGTTTTGAGGCTCTTGCGATTGCTTGTTGTTCTTTCTTACTTAAATTTTCTATATCATCTATTTTGATTCCTTTTTGATAATATTTAAGGTGTTTATCTAATAATCTATCTTTCATATAAAGAGTTCTTGCATTTCTATAATAAATTCATGCTCTAACTGAAGCTCTAAGAGTTTCTAATGACATTAGTATAGGTTTACCACTAATTCATTTTAAACTGTCTAAGATGATTCATGTATGCATACTCTCTTTTGCTTTTGTAAATACATGATTATGTCATCCTTTATAATAATTGTCTAGATCAATATCTGTAACTTCATGTAATTCTATTTTTCAATCAGCTCTTAAACTTCTATATAGACTACCTGTATACATTAGTCACAATCCGAATGCATACTTCTTATCGTATAATGCTTCAAACTCATCTGATAATATATCAACAGTTATTACTTTTACTTCAATATTAAATATTGTATATATTTTTCAAACGAACCATTTGTAGACTTTATCAAAGTAAGCTCACCATGTTTCATACCAAGCTTTATCTTTCTCTGCTTCGTGACATGCTTTAACTATATATTCATTACTAAAGTTTATTCACCATTGTAATTGTACTATCATGAATAATGAATATAGACTACATGCATTTCTTGTATATCTTTCAAGTCCTTGATTATACCATTTAAATATTCTGCTTAACATAAGTTTTATTTTATTAAATAAATAACACACATAATTATTATTGTAATTATGATAGCTTCCATTATTGTGATTTTGTTATCGTCACTCATCTTTTATTCTTATAAATATAAAATCATACTAGAGATGTTACTCATATATAAAATTTAATACTTTTATATATAGAACTTCAATTAGCTCTTAATGATTTATAGAATAAACAATTACTCTTGAAAAATCATTTCTGTTCCTTCCATAACCAATCATGTAATATACATGGTCCTATTGTCTTAGGTTCTGCTCATTGTCATAACGGACACATAACACTACATCAGTCTGTTTTAAATCATGCAGGCACTATATGTACCTCTCATGTTAAATCATCTCTCTCATAGAAGATTAACTCATCTGTAGTTATCCATAAGTTTTCTTTTGGTAATGGTAAGATAGAATTAAATTGTGTAAATTTACTCATAATTTTAATTATTTAAATTATTAATTCTTTCTAAATATAAATGTCTTACTACTAAAGGTATTAATAATAAGTTATATATAAAGCTCATTATGTAATGATTACTATCATATAAAGCTAATCAATTCATTATGATTCAATATAATAACATTAAGATTAACATTAATATATGTTGATGTGAATGTGATTTATTTTTATATACATATAATCATCTATTACAAAATTTATGTAATCATATTATTTCTTTTATTATTAAATATCAAGCATATATAGATGTTAATATTAATATTATATTTGTTATCATTTTTTATTTATTAAATATTATTCTTATATTTTGTATATGTTTCTCTACATCTGGTTCTTTTGTTAGTGTTTTGTATACACTACTAAAGAATATTATAGCATCTACTGATCAATTTAAATTACATATAGCTCTAGTATAAATACTCTTAGTTCATAAGTCATTAGCTATTGTTTGTGCTGTATTACCTAGATCAGAAATCTGTGCTAGATGTGGCATGTCTCATATAGCTCTTTTTTCATATTCACTAAACATATAATAATTTAATTTCTGTGTGTTAATACCATGTTGACTAAATAATTCTAATCAATTAGCTACTACTTCAGATATTAATGAATAATATTGAAAATGAAATAATCATTTTCTTGTACCATTATGGTTGTGCCATACATTGACCCTATCAAATCATAATGATTTAAACTCTTCAAAGTTATCTTCTAAGTATAATTGTAAATTTTTTATCTTTAGCTGACTCCTTACATTCTCCTCTTCATCTATTTTATTATTTATTGTTCTTATCTTTTGTATATTCTCTTCACTAAATAATTTCTTATTTGCCCATCTAAATCATAAGTAAAATATTCATGCTACGAATACAGTTTGAAATCAAGCTTCAGTTAAGTATGTGATGAATTGTCATATTCAAGTAATATCCATTTGTTTATTATTAAAGATTAATAATTAAAGTATATTGATTTTCTAATGAATGTAAAAAAAAGATTACTAATTAAAGTA